CATTCTCAACCAGTATATAGTTTTCGGGTATCTCTATCTTTTCTATATTATCTATATCGGCTAAAAAATCTTTAAAAGATAATGAATATTTAGCATTTATTTTTTTCATTATTAGTGCCTAGAAATTAACGAAAAAAAATAATAATTGTCAAGGGTTATTTATAATAGTCTCCAGTCGACTTTTTTACGAAGGAAATCACGCTTCATATTCGCTTTCTCTGTTTCGGAATCATGACTAGGTCTATATGCATTTTTGTTTGCATAGAAAAATCCATCTAGTAAGTCATCGTGTTTACCACGGGGATAAAGTAGTAATTCGTCTTCAAATGCTTGCATAGATTTTTTCATATAAACTTTCTTATTTGCAAACAAAGGCTGAAGGCTTTCTAGACGGTATGACTTACTAGTTCTAGGATTCTCTTTTACTTCTAGTCCTGGGATGAACAATCCAAGTTCTTCTGATTTTTCTTTAATGTATTGACGCAACATTTCCTGATAACCAACAGATTCAATTCGTGTCTTAGCGCTTTCATATTGTTTAAAGTTATCAAGAATTGCATCAGCAAGGTCTAAGGGGTTAGCTCGCTTCCTATAATAAGGAAGACAAAATCTATTATTATCCTTATCAACTGCAATATTAAATACAACACTATAGTCTGCTGTTTTCTTTGTACTACTAGCAGGGTCGACACCAGTGAACACGTTCACAGGTCGTCTCTCGTTTACTTCCTCACCTTGCAGGTTCGTCAGAACGAGGGTCGACAACCCTGCCTTATTTGTCTCAATGTATCCATCATAGTATTGAAAATCTTCTGGTCTAAATAGATTATCTTCATCTCCTACAATTTGACAAAGGTACTCACGATAGAATACAGACAAACGATTAATACTCTCTAACTCTTCTTTCTTTTGTTGTAATTTTTCAATAGGCCATACTTCGTCCCATAATGCAATATTTTTTTCCATATCAGGTCGGAACTCTAGTGTATTCCATCCTTTCATGTCTTTTAATGTTTCTACTAAGCAACGCTCATGTTGAGGAGTACCAATAACGCATATCTTCCCACGAAGGGGGTCCAAGGATGGAACGCCACTTTGTAATAACCAACGTAGATTAAATTCCATTGCTTCAGATGTCTTGGTGTTAATTTCATCTTCTGGGTCATCCAGAATAAGTAGTGTTGGTCGTTGGTTTCCATGTTTTATCCCTCTAATCTGTTGTCCTGTACCCTTACAAATAATGATACTTCCATCTTTTAATTCTATTTCGTTGTTAGACCATTTACGTGCAGACTGCATTCCCCAGTACCCAAAGAAATGTCTGAACTCTTGCGAATAGTTTAAGACGTCTTTAATAGTTCCCAACAATTTAGTAGCATGAGACTGTGTACGAGAAACTAATACGATTACTTTTATACCCTTGTCAAACATTAAATGAAATAAAGGATATACACCAGCAACGACTGAGCTCTTAGCGTGTCCACGAGGAGCAATAATGTTCACTTGTGTTTCGTCTGCTTTTATAAGTGTATTAGAAATATCATAATGAAAAGGAGGAGACTCCGAACTGAACATATTAGGCATAATCATTCGTCCAAACAAAAGCATATCCTTTTGCATCTTAGTAATAATATGTTTTTTATCCACTATTTTTTCTCAGTAACGGTTACTTTTATTCCCATATCACCAGCAACAGCAATTAATGTTGCGATAAATATAGATAAATCAGCTTTTTTCCCCGAGATGGAGATTTGCTTCTTCATTGTCTATGTCCTTTGTTTTTGTTGCTGTTAATTTCTTCGTCTGTTTTTCAAAGTTAGCTTCTATTTGATGAGATAAGTCTACTTCAATCGTATCAGTCTGTGTTTTAGCTTTTGGCTTCATATCTAAGAAATCAGACAATTCTTTAGCTGCTTTTATCATATTACCAGGGTCTTCATTACATTTTGCTACCCCAATAGCATCTTTTATAGTATCTAATACGTATCCTTCATCAATTCCACGCTCCGTAAGTACTTCTTGCATTTTTTCTTTAATCATTTGCTTCATTCCTTCAGTTTTAAGTAATCTTCTTGCGGTCCAGGCAGGCTTTTCTTGGTCTGGCCTATACATCTGTCCCAGTTTTTCATAATCAGGCGATTCTCCTGCCATTAAATACGTCATATAGCCATCTAAGAGTCGCAATGACCTCGCTTTCTGTAGCTCTAAGTCCATATGACTTTTTATAGACGTTCCATGAAAGCTTTGGTTCTCCCAATGGGGCATAAATAATAGTTTACTTGTCTTTGTAACCCATTGTTTACCATAACAGTACGTCATTTCTACACCAGTAGCATATGTATTTACAGCTAAGCACTCTGCAATCCATCCGTCATCAGATAATCCCCATTCGCCTACCTTACATTTATTCCAATGCTTAACTTTAGGCTGCTCTACTGCATTCCATTTTTCTTGTGGGAATACCCTATACTCTTTTTCTACAAAGTTATTTATCTTCAGTTTTCTTGGTATCTTTATCATCTAACTTGTATTTATTTTTTAAGTAGTCCATAAAATTATCTATGTCTTTATTATACTCAATGTACTCATTCAGTGCTTTATCACTATTAATTAATGATAGCTGCAATGCTTCTACTTGTTGAGCTAATCTTCCTACAACGCCTAATACGTCTTTTAACGTAGGCTTACTTTCTTTTCTTCCACCTATAATCATGTTTTCTCCTCTAGCTTATATACTCAGTACTTAAGCTTATCTTATTTAGTCTTATCTTATTTAGTCTAATCTTATTAAAGTTATCAGTAAGCTTAGTATACTAAGCTTATATACTTAGTTTATTATAATCCCTACATCTAATTCTTTTCTACTGCTGAAACTCCCATTTCCATTTCATCCATTACTGTAAATATTTCTATTTGTGCCAATACAAAATCAAGCATATAGGATTTATCTTTAGGTTCAACTCCTTCGTCCATAACTGCTTTAATCCACTTCTTAGAGGATTTGTCGTACATTTCAAATACTTTCTTTTTTTCAGTCATTACTAAATTTAATCATCCGATGTCTCACTTCCAAGAAAAATTTCAGAAAAAAAAATTGCCTTAGATAGCGTGTGGGTGGTATATATACAACCTACTCCCCCCATTATCTTGTTGCACTTGTTCATTCCCGTTGAAATTCGGTGTTCGCTCTGCTCACCCGTTTGTTTATTTCCCACCCCTCTTGTTCCTCGTGTGCGTACCCCCTCGTCGTTCCTCCTCGCCCGCACACAGAGTGAACGCTTAGTGACTAAGGACTAGGGATTAGGGCTCAGTGACTAGGGCTCAGTGACTAGGGCTCTTTATCTATTTGATTTATTATATTAATTAACTCTTATAAAGGAGAGTACTATGTGTGATATATGTAAAGAAAAAGAACATGATTTTATGGTGGAGCAATATGACGCTTGTTGTAAGGAATGCTTCGAAGCGGAACTTAGATTGGTTCAGATTGATTTGATGGAGAGTTGTCCTTCCCGTCCTATTGATGATGAGATTGACCCTGTTCCTCCTATGTTCAGATAGTATAGTTTAATCCCTACTTGTTACCTAGTGTAGTGAGTAGGGATTAAGGATTACATACTTTATCTTTTTGATTTATTATTTAACTAACTACTCTTGAAAGGAGTACACTATGAAACTACCAATCTCTATTAGTGATATTTACCCTTTTGATAATAAAGGACTATTCTTACCATTAATTAACCACATATACGGCACAGAAAATGCTAATATGTTTCGTAATGCAGTCTTATATAGTAATATGCTTTGGAATTACGAGTGTAATAAGCACCCTGAGTTCACAGATGAGTACACTATTATGGATTATATAGATAATCATCAGTTCCATTGGTTATTAGCACTAGGAGAACCCCTTAAAGAAAAGGATTTCACACCTAATGATAATACCATAGAATATTGTCGTGAAGAAGCAGAAAAGTTCGCTATTGAACTAGATAAGCGTAAAGACAACTTCTTAAGTAATGTAATAACGGAAGATGAATTACCATTTTAATGATTAGAGCCTTAGTAATAAGTGACTAGGGCTCTTTATCTTTTTGATTTTTTTTTATTATCGTTGTCTCTAGGAGTTGATAGCCTAGAACATCAGTTCATCCTATGGAAATGTTTAGATACCTTTCAGATGAACTTCCTTCACAACGATAATAATTAACTATTAGGTATCTAATGCTAGCCGTACAGGTTCAGAAATGATTAACTAGCGAAGATACCTTTAATGATTTTATCTTTTTGATTTTTTTTATTAACATTAAATAAATAGGAGTTCTCTATGAACTATGTATTCTCTTTAAATAATATAGTATTAACTAAAATTCACGCCGACAACAGTAATGTCGCCTTGAATTTTTTCAAAAGCCTTCCAAGATTTAGGGAGTTATCTCTATCTGAACAATGTCAGATTAAGATTAATAGAGCATCTCGTTTATGAGGTGCCCTATTACAACTAAAAAAGATTTAGTTACTTATGTTCATAGCATAAATAAATCGAAACCAATTAGTAGAATAGCAAAGATGTCAAAATCTCAGTTATATGCTATTTGGTACTCAAGACAGATGAAATTTTAGATAATGTACTAAGGGAGCCACGGGTCATACCTGTTAAGTTAAAAAAGTTTGGAGTGAGTTCATTACTCTATGGAGATTTAGTAAACCCTTCAAATAGGCTTCTAGTACATTAATGAGTCTTTTTATCTGTCTGATTTTTTTTTTATTTAATCATAACCATATAACAAAGGAGTTATCAATGGTCAAAAAGCAATACTACACACAATTTGTAAATCACAACGATGAGCAAATTCCATCAACAGAGGTTGGTGTAGAGAGTAAATTGTTTGTAACAGTAGTGGATAAATCAGCAGAAATGTCTGATATCCAAACTCAAATTGAAACTAAGTTGAAAAACCTTAGCTTCAAATTTGAACTTAAAAAAGAGTATGAGACGAGTAACGGTAATCGTGGCTTGTTTTATGTTGTCCCAGATATCTTCTAGGGCATTCTAATTGGACGGGAGAGGAATCTCCCGTACCCTCTCTTTTTTAAATCATCGTGTCTTCACTCCGTGATGACATAGTGTATATTAACACACTATTACACCCAAAACCACACAAAAAACCGTGAACACATAAACATCCTTCGCATTCAAAACATTCGATTTGTAAACAATCTTTTTCTTCTTGGTTTTTTTTTTAATAATTTGCAATAATACGAGTAGCTCTTGTATGCTTGCAAAGTTCGTACACCCATATTATAGGCGTTAAGTCCTTATGGGTAGTGCTATAGTTCCGATAGGAGCATTTGATACATAAATAGTGTATCACTTGATGTTGAATCATTGATAGTGCGTATATGTAATACACAAAGATAGGGCAACTTATCACCACTAATTGCATACATTTAGGTTGAAAAGCAAACACCTAAGTATGTCATTATACACAAACGCAATGTATCAGATGCAGAGATGCTATCAAACTGATATAAGCAATCCGTTAGGATTATGTGGAGATGTAGTGGTTGGGCATGCACAGCAGTGCGTCCTCCAGCAAGTTTTGCAACATATAGAAGGTATACCCAATCCTTCACGAACACAGTACACCATAAGGTTATGGTCCAGCAATGGAATATTAACTCTATGGTGTACAATATTTTTTTAATGTGTAGCTTCGCTACATAGTATTTTTGTATAAGGCTTTGCCTTATGCTTTAACAACAAAAGGAGAGTAATATTATGACAATAAAACAGTTAAATAGCCAAGAGAAATCAAGGTGGATTGGATTATGTAATACTAAGTTCAACATACAATCAGGTTCTAAACAATTTGAGTTTGGTGGATTTAGTGCAAGAATACTAGAACATTTCTATCAATGCGATAGTGCAGAGCAATTAGCACCAGTATATAGACAGACACTAGGTCAATACTAGAGATAAGGGTTCTACGGAGATAGTAGATTAAATGTGAATTATTTACAATATGGATAAAGTCTTAGATACAGTTGATGTTTCAACCACTTTCTAGATAAGTGTTTCTGTAACATATTGTGGCTTCAAACCCTTAACTCTTAATAAAAAGATAAATAACCGTGTGCTAGTAGTTAACCCTTTGATACTACTTTAGCACTAATGAGAACAAATTGAAGGGGAGGTATATCAGCCGTAAAGGTTCCTAGTAATAGGTTAACTGATATACTTTTATAATAGGAAATATAAATAAAATATAGTAAATTAAATACTATAATAACAAAAGGAGAGTACCAAATGAATAACTATAAAACATATTTACTACTAGGATTATTTGCGTTAATCGCATATCTATCTTTTTCAGTAATGTCATATAGTCCAGAGAACATCATTATATCATCCCCTAATTATACTCCTGAACGAGTATTAGAGAAAGATATACCTAAAGTTCCAGAATTATCAGCAGAAGAAAGTGCTGAAATACAAGAGGTAATTAAACTTGAAGAACAAACAGTTGTTCAAGAACTTGATATCAAGAAAAAATCAGTAGAACAAATGCGTGATGATGTACATAAAATCTTAGATGAAGTTATCGAAGAAGATAGTACAGTAGTAATATCATTTAATATGTCCTACGAATTACAATAAATACATAACTAGATAAGGTAGGCTTTTATTGTCCCTGTGTCATAGCAGGTTTTTTTTGCCTGCCTTGTCAAACATTACTAGGCTACGCAAAAATCCCCACATGGACACTCCTTTCTTGTTTCATTGTTTATTGTTTACGATAGACACGTGGGTCGATAGTGTAGCCTATTCATTAACAATAAAAATAAAGGAATATAATAACTATGAATAAAAAGAAAAACGTAATCTATTCAAGATATAACATATCAAATACAGGTGACGTATACTTGTATAAATTCAACATAGAAGGCGATATGATAAATAGAGAATATATTGGTAACCCAATCAAAGAAAATAACAATCTTTCAGATATGTTTGAAATGTACCTAGAAGATAAATCCATAGACATGGAAGAGGAGTATAGATAATGAAAATGATATTAATAAATCCCTATCTACAAACAATTGACGAAATAAATTGGAAGGTAGAGTGGGATTATACAGAGATATACAAATTAATAGACTGTGAAACATTTGCTTGGGTTGATTTAGATATCAGAGGAAATGGAATGTATGTAGACGATGAGGGATTACTATCCTTAAAGCGTGATGATGATAATGAACTAGAACAGCAATTCTTTCAAGTGCGTGACAGTCATGGTTATAGGCATACAATAGCAGGTAGTGCATTAGTACTTAGTACTGATAAAATGACAGGAGAAACTATAGGAACTGATTTAGATGTAGAATACATCAAGTTGCAAATAGATTTCTTAGATAAAAATGATAATAAACTCCTAGGAGGAGAAAACAATGAAAATAGATAGAGCAATGTATTTTATATACACAACAGTAAATAAAACAAACAACGCATTACCTAGCTTAGCTAAAAGATTCTTTACATATTGGAAGCTACAAAATCTCTATGGAATACCAACCAGAGATTTACACGCAGATAAGATTGTAAATGGATTCTTAGAACTAAACAATGAACATACAGCTGACTATGCAAGAGATTTGTACGTATTGAATCAAATTGATATATTTGGAACAGCAGAAATAGAGTTTGATTTACACGAAATTGAATGTGAAGCAGATAGTGTTACTGTAGACAATCTAAATGCAGTATCTATAGAAGGTGATG